ACCGTTCCGGATAAAATCTCGGTTCCTTCTGCAGCTGTGATTTTCACATAGCCAAAAGCTGGTTCCGCTTCGTGTCTTGTGAGATGTACCTGGCGACCGTGAAGGTCTAACCACTCATCCCAGGCGTATTCCGGGAACGCAATCATCAATGCCCTTACGATATGGAAATTGATAATTTCGTCTTTTTCCAATGCTGCAGGCATCGTCATATCATACGGAAACCCACCCGGCATATCGTCGATGTCGTCCGGCAGGTTATTCATCATTCGCTCGTGAATTTCCTCTGCCGAGTTTCCTTCCAGGAACTCCGGTCTGTTAAATTTCGGCTGCATACTCTCCACCTCCTTTACAAGCTAATCTCTATTTCTTCATCCCAGTTGCTGCCCTTTACCTTGAAGGTTACGTGCATCTGATCGCCTTCCCAGGTAAATTGAAAATCCCGGACATTTTCTGCTCGGGGATTTGCCATAATTGCATCTGTGATTGTTCTTTCCACCATGGACTCAACAGTTTTTTCATCGTCGTTATCCATGGCACGCTCCATTTCGGTACCGATTGAATCGGGGTACGCCAAACAGCGGTACCGCTCTGTCTGTGCAATCTTAAAACACCAAATGGCGAAGGCTTCTTTGCCGTCGCATTCCTTAATCCGGTGCGCCCCATCTCTCACGAAGTCTCCCAGTTCCGTGTTCCACTTCATACTCCTTTTGTACTGAGTGTCGTACTGGCTGTCCTCCGAGATAAAATCCGGTACCTCAACAACTGGAAATAGTGGCTGTGACATTTGCCTCGCCTCCTTTATGATTTCTCGATCACATCAATTACGACTGCTTCGCTCTGAATCCAGGCAACCAGCACTCGATCTCCCGCTTTCACTGCGGGTATCGTTACACTGTGGCTATGAAGAGGAACGCCCGACGGCGATTTGCCAAGCCAGCTCTGTTCCGAGGTTGAAAGTGTCAATCCTGCAGCCAGCCTGCAGATCGTGTAGTCTCCCTTCGGGATCGGCACCGGGAATGTGTTCGTTTTCAAACTTCCGTTTGCCTGGATTTCTCCAAAATCTAAAGTCAGCGGAGACTCTGTTTTCTGCGAGGTTCTCTTATCTAACACCTGCGCCAGTTTTGCTGTCCCTGGGTGTCCGTCAAATTGATCCATCTGTATCACCTGCCTTTAATCAAAAGTCCCGTCGTCAACCCACCCATACACGTTGCTTCCACTGTCCGTATGGATCAGATGCCAAGGGTGTGCTTTCCCGGAACCGTTCTTAATCGTAATCTTTGCTTTTCCTGCCCTGGCGTTATAGCCTTTTGAGCCTGGGTAGCTGCTCACATAATGGGTTCCACCATGGAAATTCACGATGTCGCCCACATTGTAATCTTTCTTTTTCTCGGAGCTTGCCTTTTCTTTCTTTGGCTCTGCAAGTTCCAAATCCATTGTCATGCTGCAGGTGTCTGCCGTGTGCTGGATGCCTTTCACGTAGTAATACGACTGGGCCAACTCACTCATTACATACACCAGGTCGCCTTTTCGGACAAACGGAACGTCCGGAGACTGTACTTTAATCTCCTTTTTGATTTTTCCTTCGTCGTCCAAGATTTCCTGTGCTGCAGATTTGGCGTCCGCAAGGCTTTCATCTTTACCTCTCGTATAAATTCTCTGACGGATACCATACTTTGTCTCGCCGTTTACCGTGGCTTCAACACTGGTTCTTCCATCATCGTCTGCCTTCCCTACAACCTTGACCCTAGTAATCATATCTGCTGTGCTTATGCTCTGACTGAACATCTGCGTGTTATCTGTCCGGAATACATACACCGTCTTATTGCTTCCTCTCGGAATAACGGATGTCTTACCTTTCCTGGCCTGCACAAAGCACTGCTCTTCGCCTTTTTTTGCTGCATCGTCCAGCAAATTGATGATGATGTCTGACAGATACTTATTGTTCTCCACCGTTTTGCCGTGTGAAGCATTCGGGCCTTGATATGATCCCTGCGGTATCTCCCAATCATCAAAAATCCCTTCTATCGCCGACTTTGTGCCGGTTCCGGAAGGGAAATATCTGTTGTCCTGGCTCTTCTGTAGCTTGTAAAGCTCGTCGTAGCAGGTACATTTCAGCGTATGTCCTCCGCTCTTTTCAACCGGATTCCACGTTTCCACGTACCCTCGTGCTACTTCCTCGTCCTGGGAAGCACCGTCTGTTGCGAATACTCCGACCAGGCACCCCGGCTTGATTATCTTCGACAGGTAACCCTTGGATGTCTTATCATTCTTCGCCACAAATGAGGTTCTGACGGATAACTCGCCGTCGTTCTCTTCCCATCCGAGGTTTTCGATGTACTCCTTGATGTTGTACTGGTTCTTACTTTCGTCCATAACCACGACCCGGTACTGGATTTTCGCCAAATCAATCATAGCGTGCCTCCTATCCTGGGATTGTCAGAACTTCTCCTGGCCATATCCAGTGACCGTGATCTGAACTGCTCTTTCCGTGTTTCTTTGCTGTGGACTCTATCGTATCCTTGTTTGCATCGTAAATTGTCGTCCACTTGGTACCGCTTCCCAGTTTCTTTGAAGCGATGCCCCACAGCGTATCTCCGGAGACTACTGTATAGTTGCCTCCGCTCGATGATGAACTGGCTCTCGGCTTCGTTTTCCTTACAAACGCCGCAATTTTCAGTTCATTTGTACTGTAGATTTTCAGCGGTTTCTTCTGAACAAACGTAATGGAATACTCGACATTGCCATACGCTCCAACCGGTCTCGGCTGAAATGAAGAAATCGTAACATCCACGTTTATCCACGTTTCCGTTACGATCAATGTAAGCACTGTCTCATTCAACATATAGTCATTCAGAATTTTTACACACTCATTTGGACTTTTCCAGGCATTCGTCTTGACGATTGCCTCATTCTTCTTTGATGCTCCAAAAAATACACCGTCCCACGAAAACTCTGAAACATCCGTCCCCTTAGGTACCTTTACGGTACCCAGGGAGATGATGTCAAAACTTTGGTACTTGGCTGCATATTTGCCCTGCACCTTTTCGGGTAGAGCCGGGAACGTAAACTTTGAACCCTTTTCCACCGGAATTAGTTTAATATCCATTGCCTACGCTCCTTTCGTGCTTGTTACCGGCATATTGGCGAATACTTCGCTTAACTTGTCGGCGATGTTTCCGCCGAGTTCGTCTGCAATTTCGCCTAAGTGCCTTCTGATTACGGCAACAATATCTTCCTCACTCTGACCTTCCTTCGCCTCAATTTGGAAATTCGGACTAACTGCAACATTTACACTGATCGGACCAGTCTGTGGTGTAGAGGCCGGAACCTCTGAACTTACCGGAGCAAATGTTTCTGCTGAGTTGTCCTCATAATTACCTTCTGTGGTTTCGTTATAGCCATAGGATGCGTTTCTTGTCGCCTCAGTGAATAAATTATGGTCTGATACCATATCACTCAAATTTGAGCCTTCTATACGGCCGCCGTCTGCGTGCTTAGAAACGCCGAGTGCCTCGCCTGCCTGCTCGTACAATTCAAGCGCTCTTGTCCTTCGGCTTGGATTTGTCGGGATAACAAACTCGTCCCAACCTTCCTCTGCCAACCATGACAGCTGAGGACCGCCACCAACTCGACCGCCCGCAGCGTGTTTCGCCGGTGTGGATGTCGTTGTTGGAATTGTCGGCAGCGTCAGCAGGTTGTACTTCGGTGTTACGTTTACCGTTGGACTGATGCTGAACGGACTTGCCGTTGCTGTATTGAGAGAGGTCTGCAGACTGGTCCTCAGTCCTGCTGAGCCATTGGTAAGACTCGTTGACGCTCCCGTGTTAAGAGATGTTCCGAGGTTTGTGCCGGCTGTCTGCCACTCTGACTGCAACGTAGCGAAATACTCGTTCGAGATAGGACCGTAATTCTCCATGACCGTCGAAAAATCAAAATCGGCCATCTGATCTTGCATATACTGTTGCATAAATGTGCTGAGTGTTTCTTCACTGCCGCTGTTCTCCAGGGCATTGTGAAGTGCTTCCGAATAGGACGTCTTGACACTCTCGAAATACTCGCCGTAGTAGTCCGACATCTTCTTTTTCAGATCTTCTGTATTCAAGCCGATTGACTCGCCTTCTGTCGGACCTGTGATGGACTCCATGAGTTCCGTCCAGTCCTCATTGGTCATTGAATCCCAATCGATTGCTTCCTTGATTTCCTCTGCAGTCGGTACAGAATCTTTGAAATCCTGCATAATCTTCTCTTTGGTGCCATCCGGTACCGCAAGTGCCGTCTGTAAAATCTGAGTCGCAATGTCCGTCTGAACTGCCGTATCGAGATTGAGCTTGTCTAATCCCATCCAGCTTGCCACATCAGCTGCAGTCCAAGTCTGTACGTCCGGGTGTGCCAGCAGCGCATTGTTCAAAGCTGTTTCCAGCTTCTCCTTCGTGCTTCCCTCAATCTCCGGCATATAGCCTTGAAGTGAGGAGTCCCACGCCTCGGCAATCGTTTCCAAGTTGAACGAAGATACTCTTGCGTTAATCTCATTCAGCTGGGCGTAGTAGCCATCGGTCGCCTCTTTCACGGCCGCATCGTACTCTTCCTGCGTGATAGCTCCGTCTGCCAGCTGCAGGTTCAGATTTGTGAGCGTGAGCGTAAGTGCCTGCTCGTACTGATCCGACGCATTACTTACCTGCGTCTGCAGCTCTTCCTGCAAAGCATTGAAACTATCCATATCCAGCTCTGCGCCGGAATACTTAATCTTCAATGTGTCAAATTCCGCATCCGTCCTGGCCTGCGAAATCTTTCCTGTGATAGCAGAAATCTGATCCTGCAAGCTCTGAATTTCTGCAGACTCGTCAAGACTGATAACACTATCCTCTAAGGCAATATCCACTTTTCCGCTGAGTTCTTTTCCCAAATCGTCCAGCTGTTTCTTCATGCTGCCATAGTAGCTGTCGATACCGCTGGTATCTGCGTCGGTTCCAGTGAGCAGTTTCAAAGCGACTGTCGCCTCATAATGGTTGTTGTCAATATAGGACTGGCTATCGCTGATGAAGTTTTCGATTGCACTCTTGTAATCGTCCTTCTGCAGTTCATCCAGTTTCATCCCTAAGCTGACTTTCCAGTTTTCCTTTTTCAAGGTCGATACTGATGATTGCAGGTCGCTAAGTGCCTGCTGTGTGTCATTGGTTGCGGTTGTGAAGGTGTTCAGTCCGTCCGTCATATCGCCGAATGTAATATCACTCGCAATACTCTTGACCTCTTCCAGGGATAACTTAATCTTTCCAAAAGCATTCTTTGCCACGTTTTCGCACTCTTCCTGGAACATAGCTGAAAACTGCTCTGCAGAAACCTCGCTATCATTCATAGCATCCTGCAGAGCCTTATTCTGAAATCGTACATCTTCGATTGACAAACCGGTTGCCTGGAAAATCTTCTGAGCTTTCTCGGCTTCCTTCTGCATTTCTTCGACATTATCCTGGTACTCTTCTTTGACCTTATTACCCTTGATCCATCCTGCGATACCTCCGACACCGGCACCGATTAAAGCGCCGACCGCTGTACCAAGACCAGGAATTACAGAACCAAGCGCTGCACCCGCCGCCGCACCAGCTGCTACACCGCCTGCTTTCCAAGCGGCTGACCCACCGTAAGCGGCTTTCTCGTCCTTATTGTCAGACTTGATAGATTTATACAAATCCATTGCACTACTTACGAGTGTTGCACCACCGGCAATCGCTCCTGCTCCTGCGCCCATTCCGACTGCAGATAAAGCTCCTGCGCTTAGTGATGCGCCCCCGGCCAGGTTCCCTGCCCCGAGGTTGATTGCCAGCATTGCCGACTTTCCGAGAAGTCCGGTACCCATTGCAGATGAACCGAGCATTGCTGCTCCAAGTCCCATCTCTCCTGTTCCCGAACCTAATACTGTCTTTCCTGCTTTACCCAGGTTGATTGCTCCCTTGCCAAGGCTGATAAACGGACTGGCAATCTTGCCGAGCAATACCGCCGAGAATACAGACGACAAATCTGCGGACTTACCGCCCGGAAGCAGTTTGCCCGTATTTGATACTAAATTACCGAGTCCGTCCATCAACTTCGCAGATACGGCATCGAAATCAAATCCTTCTGAGAAGCCTTTGGCGAACGACGCTCCTATACTGGTTCCCTCGTCGAATGTTTCCGAGATGTCAATACCGAGCATTGTCATAACGCCGATTTTAATTCCGCTACCAATACCTTTTCCGATGTCTCCGGCGAAGTCAGCAAATTTTGCTTTTCCTTTGGTGTCCCACCACTCCTTGAACGGATCAGCAATAAATTCATCCCAGCTCAGTTTCACCTTGCCGAGGAAATCTGCGTTTTTCCATTCTTCTGACTCTGTTAAGTCATGGAATTTCTTCTTCATGCGGTCCACTTTTGTATCTACCCAGTCCATCATTTCATCAAGACCGGATTCAACCGCTGGCATCTGATCGGTAAGCCAATCTGCCAGGCTTCTCACGTATGGAGATAACCTCTCACCAAATGAGATTTTCACTCCGTCTACTGCACTCTGCAGCAATGTGATAGAACCCTGCAGGTTATCCATCATCGTTTCAGACATATTCGCTGCTGCTCCGTCTGCATTGTTGATGGCATCTGCCAACTTATTGTAGTCCTCTTCCGAGGCGTTCAAGATAGCAAGCAAACCTTTCTGTGCCTGTGTTCCTGCGATTGTATTTGCCAGGTTTGACTTCTGCTCAGCCGTCATACCTGCCGTAGCCGTCCTTAACTCACCCATCACATCAGATAAATCTCTGGCCTGTCCATTGGAATCAAAAAAGCTGATGCCTAAGTCTTTCATAGCATCAGCCGCTCCATTGGTGTTCGTCGATAATCTCGTGAATATTGAGTTGAGTGCCGTACCGGCCATTGTCCCCTTAATTCCAGTATTCGCCATTAAGCCTGTCATAAGGGCAACATCTTCTATGGAGTAACTGAGCGATCCTGCCATAGAGCCTGCATATTTGAAAGTCTCGCCCATTCCGGAGACTGTCGTGTTCGCATTTGATGCAGCCGCCGCCAAAACATCTGAGAAATGTCCGGCATCACCGGCTTTCATGTTGAACGCCGTAAGTGCATCCGTAACAATATCGGATGTCGTTGCCAAATCTTCTCCGGAAGCTGCCGCCAAGCTGAGAATGCCTTCGATACCGTTCAGCATATCGTCGGTTTTCCATCCAGCCATTGCCATGTAGTTAAACGCCTGCGCTGACTCTTCGGCTGTGAATTTCGTGGTTGCACCCATTTCCTTTGCCTTATTCGTCAGTTTGACAAGCTCTGTGCTGGTGGCTCCGCTTATAGCCTGGACCTGTGACATTGCGGCCTCGAAGTCCTTGTATGTCTCTATCGTGTCTTTCAGACCGATACTGACTCCAAGGACCGCTCCGACTTGGAAGATCGGATTCTTCAACAGGTTTATGATCCCTCGAACCGGGGAGGTTATGAGGTCAATCGCTCGCATTGTAACGCTCCACGTTTTCCCTGCAAAACTCCTTAGCCCATTACCCAGCGTAGAGAGTACCGGACTGATCCGTTCCTTTGCTTCAAGCAGGACTTCGTACTTTTCTTTCGCCCAGCTTGCTAGGCTCTTCTCGGTTTTCTGAGCTTGCTTGTCAAACTTGGAAACTGTGTCGCTCGCTTTCTTGGCTGAACTATTCGCACTATTGGCCGCTCGTTCCATCTTCTCGAATTTCTTCGTAGCATTGGAGACTCCCGGATCTGTATTATCAACCGTCTCAATAGGAATTTCGATTCTAAGTGTTTCCGCCACCGTCATTACCTCCTTTCTGTGATTCTAGGGTTATCCGCATAGACGCAAGCATGAATGCCTGCACGCCTTTCGGTTTCTCGTAAAATTCATCGGGGGTTATTCCTGTCTTTTGGAATATGTGATGTAGCAAGCACATCTTGCCCCCCGCTTCAATTAGTTTTTTGCTACTTCCTCAATGTTGCTCTCGTAGCCGCTGAGGGTGTCGATCGCATCAATAATGCGGTCTTTCTCGCCAGCTTTAAGTGTGTACTCGATTACGTCCAGGCCGGACATAATCTGAAA